TGATGATCGTCGCGCCTACAGGTGCTCCGAAGCTGGGAAGGCCGAGGCTATCGAAGCGCGCACAGGGAAATGCGACTGGTGCAAAGAGCAAGCCACTACGCTTAGCAACACTCGCGATTACGACGAAGGCATGTCCGGCCCCGTCTACCGCGTCTGTGCGCCGTGCCGGACGCGCCGTGACCAACGCATTGCCGAGGAACTTGACCGCTACGGTGATTGGGATTGACCCCTTAGCGCCTCATCCAAGGATGGGGTTTGTAATGGGCCATAGGAGATGGAAATGGGCTGCGATATTCATGCGTATTTGGAGTTTACGGACAACGGAGAATACTGGTCGTCTCTAACGAGCGGCGCTGGACAGCGTAACTACCGAATGTTCGGCATTATGGCTGGTGTCCGTTGCGAAGATATAGCGCTGTTTGAGCAAAGGGGCCTTCCGACAGGCGAGATGAGTTGGCAGGCTGAGAGCGACCATTGGGTATGGGTCGCTCCGGACGATAAGCCAGAGCGAGCATCGTGGGACGGATGGACCGGAAGGGAGAACGCAGACCGATGGATCGCAGCCGGTTACAGCCAGCCTGAGCACAAAGACGGCGTTTTGACGCGCGTGACAAATCCAGATCACCACTCGCACAGTTGGCTTACATCCAGCGAGTTCTCCCAGTGCTTCGAGAAGTATCGCGGCTTGTTCCCCGACTTGAAGCCCCCGCACGATTTTGTCGGCATGCTTGGAGCCATGCAGGCAATTGAAGCGAACGGCGGGAAGACCCGCCTCGTCTTCTGGTTCGACAACTGACCCGCGCCCCTAGCGGGCTGATAGGAGATAGATGATGGACCGTAGATGCCCTAAATGCGGCAAGGAAATCGAATGGACTGGCAGCGGTCCCGAGTGGATGAACAGTTACCAATGGGACGCTGTCAAGGCAGGTGACTATTTCGCCAAGTGCGAGACGCCGAACCACCCAAACGGCAACTGCTATTTCTGGAAGCGTGATGGCGGCGAAATAGTCCGCGCCAAAGACATTGAAGCCTGACCACCCCGCCCCTATAGCGGGCTGATAGGAGATAGATGATGACAAAGACGCACTTTCAAAGCTTTGAACGCGACGACGAAACCGAAGTGACGGTCGAATACACCATCAGCGACTACGACCCAGGCGTCCTGTCGGGACCGCCAGAGAATTGCTACCCGCCAGAAGGTGGAGAGGTCGAAATCATCCGGGTTTTCACAGACGCTGGCGACGTGACATGCACCGACGATGAGGCCGAAAAGTGGTCGGACTGGATCGCTCAGAACCACGATTTTGATGACGACTACGACGATTATCTCGACCGCGACTGACGCCTCCTAACAGGAAAGGAGATACCCAATGACCAGCCTATCCGAAGACGACGCATGGACCGACGAACTGGAGAATATGCCAGCCTTCATAGCCTCTCAATTGCAGGTTGGACAGGTCCTTGCGGAACGTGACGTGAAGGCAATCCAATCTCTGCTTTCGGAGATTGACGCGCTCGAAAACTCCGACCTCGACCATTTCCATGAAGGGCGCCTCGCCGGCTTCAGGGAAATAGGCGGCGAAGACTTGGTTACTGCGGTGCAGATGAAGGACGACGAGCGGATAGCCAAGATTGTTCGGAAGGCGATGGATAGGATTTTCCCGAAAGAGCAAAGGACACGGCAATGACCAGCCTATCCGCCTACCGACGTCACTTTGACCGCATGTCTGAGAAGATCGCCGTAGCTCGCCGCCAGTTTGAAGGTGTCGGCACACTTGAGGCTGATGAACAGATCGTCATAGCGCTGGCAAAGAGCCTCGTGGAAGAGCTTGCGTGTTTGGCTGAGACGATCACCGACGAAAGCATATTCGACGCCATAGGCGAGCCTGTGACGGAGGTGATAGCCGAAGCATTTTCCGCCGCCAGGGACAAGCGCGACGACCGCGCAACACCTGACAGCAGAGCGGCTTATGCCGCTGAAATGAGGATTGAGGCATAATGGCTAGAGGCGAACCACAGATCAAAATACGCATCCCCGACGATATGCTTCAGGCTATTGCGGCGGCGGCGAATGCCAACGTCCATTCAATGAATGCGGAAGTCGTGAGCCGCATCCGGAAGTCATTGGCGGATGATCAATTGCCGCATGATACCCCGATGACGCTTCGGGATTATGCCGCGCTGGTAGCTCTCCCTGCCGTGATCAACACTTGCTCCGGGGATGCATACCGGATCGCGACATACCCATCTCCAGAGGCTTACTTCGCGGCGAAAGCCTACGGCTTGGCCGACGCCATGCTTAAAGCTCGGGAGCCGCAGTCATGAGACACCAATCGGAATACACGACCGTTCCTTTCGGCGCGATGCACGTCATGGAAGTTGATGCAGGCACCGTTATCAAGGATGAACGCACAGGCGAAGAGATCACCGTTGATGACAACACGGTCGCGGTAAAGGGATCGGTTATTTGGTGCACGGCGAAGACCGTTGCCGCCATCGCTTCCCGCACAGCTTCGGAGGAATAGATGGACACCCGCACGATTGAGGCCCTCAAGGGGGTTACTAAGATTGAACTTGACCATGATGGCGTAGCCAGAAAGCTCAAGGCAGCCGAGTATCGCGGAGAACGATGCCACCTCAATCCGTTTGAGACGGAAGCCGTGGTTGACATGCTGAAAGAGTTGGAGGCGCTTCGCCAGGCTGTGGCGTCGTTCGAGCCATGCGATTGCGGAGAGGGTTGCTGCATCGATCCGGCTAATTGTTCTTCGCCGGTCAGTTTCCGAGAAAAATGTCGGGTGATGAGGTCGATAAATCTCCTCCCGAACGAAGGGGAATGACAATGATCGAAGAACTGAAGAAACTCGCAGCTGCGGCAACGCCGGCCATGTTTCGTCACGTTAAGCGCGGCGGCACTTACGCCCTGATTGGTGTCGGCAAGATGCAAGCAGAAAATTGGATTGATCAGGTGTGGAGTCATGAGCCGCAGAGCGGTTATCCTCCGCGAGCCACTTGGAGCCGCGTCGATATGCGCGATGTTGCTATCTACCGGAGCGTTGATGACGGTAAGATTTGGGTCCGCCCTGTCGAAGAATTTGTAGATGGCCGGTTTGAACTCGTAGCCGATGACCCCGCCGCCCGCTCTGCTATCCCCGCCCTTATTGAGAGGGTGGAAGAGGCAGATGCCATCATCGAAGAACGTGATGACCGGTTGGCTTTGGTTGATCGGATTGCGGATTTGATCGGACTCCCGCACGACCAAGAACTTGATCAAGTGGAGTTCGAACTCTGGTTTTCCGCAGAGCGTGAGAGGGTGGAAAGGGCGGAAGCGGAGAACGCGAGGATGCGGGAAGCGCTGGAACCGTTTGCCGTGCTTGGCGAAGAATTTATGGACCAGGACCACAAAGAGACCAAGCGCGATGATAGGACGGTGTGGGGCTACAACAATTCTGAACTGACGTATGGCGACTTCCGTCGTGCCGCCGCCCTCGGGAGGCAGTCATGATCAAGGTAAAGCCGCTCAACGAGGACAAGGATACAGGGTGGCATGACGACAACGGCCGTTTTTGCCTTCCAATGTCAGACGGCTATTACATTAAGTTCCCAAAGAATGGAGACAAACACAGCTTGGTTGCAGTCTGGTATCACAACACGCCAATCGGCGGGGCTGCGCTTCACAAAGACGCGAAAAGGATTGCTCAGGATCACCATGAGCACCGTATCCTTTCCGCCCTATCCGACGAAGTAGACGAAGCTGAAGAGCGCGCTGCTTTTGAGACATGGGCTGCGGAATGGTGGCCTATTTCAAACCCGCTAGCGGCTGCATGGACAGGCTGGTTTGCACGAGCCGGGGGTAAGTCATGATCAAGAAGTGGCAGAACGATTGCGACAAGACCGCGCCGGCGGCTCTTCGTTATCTCGCTGAAAATGATCGCCCATCAGGTGGGGAAAGCCTATACAACGCGGCTCACCTTTACCAGATCGCCGCCGAACTTGAAGCGACGGCCCTCGAAGCCGCCCTATCCGTGCCCGTGCCCGCACAAGAGGCCGAAGAGATCGACAGTCTCGCCGCCGAGTTCATGGACGGATTTACCAACGGAAACGGCGTTTGGTCAGACATGCCCGATTTTCACAAGGACATGTATCGAGAAGGCGTCAAGTTGCTTCTCTCTGCTCTCCACCCCACCCTCGCCCATAGCGGGGAGGCGGAAGCATGGCGATGCGAAATCCAGTACGGACCCGAGGGCGAGGCAAACTACGCCTGGGTCTATCGTGGTAAGGACATGGTCGCCACGATGAAGACGCACCACGCAATCGCTGTCGTCAACGCCATGAACGGTTCCCCCGCCCATAGCGGGGAGAGGGAGGCGCTGGAACGCCGCATACGATCCGCAGGGCTCAAAGCGCGGGATGAAGTCGTGGACGGCATAAGGGGCGACGGCTCGCCAGATAACGACTTGGCCGATTATCTGGAGCGTATCGTTGATGCGTGTGTCTGCGCCGCATTGGAAGGAAAGCAGCCATGACATCAATGCCAAAAGCCGCGATAGGCAATGAAGGCGCCTATCATTCGTGGAGTTCCATGAAAACAAGATGCACCAACCCGTCTCGCGATGTGTGGCTAAGGTACGGAGGGAGAGGAATATCTGTCTGTGAGCAATGGAACGGTCGAGATGGATTTAAGACATTCCTACGCGACATGGGTCCAAGACCTGATGGGACTACACTTGACCGTATTGATAACGACGGAAATTACGAACCTAAAAATTGCAGATGGGCGACTAATGCTGAGCAGGCCGCAAACACAAGCCGCTCACACAGGGTTAATATCGGAGATGTAACAGACACTGTCTCTGGATGGGCTGCACGCTTAGGGATTGATGACAAGATGCTGTGGCGGCGAATGAAAACCATAGAGGGGACATTAGCTGAGAGAATATCCGAGGTGGCAAAGCAACCAAGACTAAAGCCAAGGCTGCCGAGAACTGGCCTATGGGGAAAAAGCATTGATGTGTCGTCATACCATGGGGCTCGTGTCGGTAAAATGCGCGTCCTGTTTGGGATTGAAACAGACATGCCTACACAGCAGATTGCATGCGAATGTGACTGCGGAAATAAGTTCGTTACGACGTTTGCCTATGCAGTCTTAGGGAAGACTAGGTCTTGCGGGTGCATACGAGGAAGGCGACCAACGCAACCTTACACAGGGGAGATAGCTAATGGCCAGATGTGAGCGTCCATTTCAAGATTGCGCGTCACTATGCGACCGCTGCGCAACTCCAGTCTACACGATACCGCCGCCATTAGAGCCGCTACGGACGAAGTTTCTCATGATCTGCGTCATGGGAGCCGCGATAGGGATATTCGTTCTCATCGGCCTGTCTGGCGTTGTTGAGCGGTATTCAGATGTCAACAGACAGCATCAGGAGGACGTTCGATGATAGCAACTCCCGGCAATATGACCCACTTCGCCGCCCATGAGCATAAGGCAGCGCGCTTCTGCATCCGGCTCTCAATGCGGAAAATCGCGGCGTTTCTCAGGATGCAGCACAACGCTACAGCGCATATGAAAGTAGCCGCATCGGTCGAGGAATACATGCAGGAAAGGCTTTACGATGTCGGGCGCGGGTGAAGCCAAAGCCGCCGATATTGAGTACAATATGCGTCGGCAGATGGAGGCGGCAAAGCGTCTGATTTCATCCCTGAAAGAATGCGGTGATGACGAAGACAAAGAGCTTGTCACCGACATGATAGAGGGGCAAACTGGACTTCTTGAGGCAATCGACGCGGCCCTGTCTCAGATCGATGAAGGCGAAATTCTAATTGTCGGCATCAAGGCCAAGGAACAGTCTTTAGAGGCACGACGCAAAGCCATAGAGACGCGGAATTATCGCATACGCGCCATCATAGAGCAAGCCATGCTGGCAACAGACCAGTTGTCTTTGCGCCTGCCATCGGCAACGCTTTCACTGCGAAAGGTGGCGCCATCTCTTATGGTGACAAACGAAGCCGACGTGCCGGCGCGGTTTTGGATTGAGCAAGAGAGGCCGGCGCCAAAACTAGACAAGAAGGCTTTGGCCGAAGCGGTCAAGGCTGGCGAGATACCAGGGGCAACCCTCGATAACGGGACGGTAAGTCTGTCCGTAAGGAGAAGGTGAGATGAACGAAATTACTCGTTACGACATGACCGCGAAACAGATTGCGCTTGTCAAGCAAACCGTGGCCAAGGACTGCAACGACGAAGAGTTTAACCTCTTCTGCGAAGTCGCCCGCGCCAAGGGCCTTGATCCCTTCCTTGGGCAGATCATCCCGATGGTCTTCTCCAAGAATGATCCAAAGAAGCGGAAGATGACCATCATCATTTCCCGCGACGGTCAGCGCGTCATTGCGCAGCGCTGTGGCGACTACCGCCCCGCCAGCAAGCCGCCTGAATACGAGCAGGACAGGGACATGATCTCGCCGCTCAATCCGCAGGGGCTGATTTCCGCCACAACCTATCTCTGGAAGCAGGACCAGAAGTCTGGAGACTGGTACGAAGTCGCGGGCCAAATCTTCTGGGAGGAGTTTGCTCCAATCAAAGACGAGTGGACAGAAGACGAAGCTACCGGACGGCGCAAGAGAACCGGCAAGCAAACGCTCGATGATTCCGGAAATTGGTGCCGCATGCCGCGCCTGATGGCCGCAAAATGCGCCGAAATGCAGGCTCTTCGCGCCGGATGGCCGGAACAGTTCACCGGGCTCTACGACGAAGCCGAAATGGACCGCGTCAAGGCCAGCGACTTGAGCGCTTCCGAGATTGTCGAGCATGAGAAGGAAGAGCGCCGCATGATCGCAATCGGCGGCAAGGACGCCATTACCGTGACGTGGGGCGACGGCTGGTCGCTTGAAAACGTACCTCTTGGCCAGTTCGCAGATCGTGCCCTTGCATTCATCAAGGAAGAGAGCGCCGAAACCGTCCGCAAGTGGAACGACGCCAACCGCGACCCGCTGCGCATGTTCTGGGCAAAGCACCCAGGAGACGCTCTAGAGATCAAGAAGGCGATCGAGGCCAAGACGGCGCGTCCGAATGTTCCCGGCAACTCGGGGATTGTCAACGCCGCAGGGCGTGAGCTTCACACGATAGAGGGCTGACAGCATGAGCAATCTAAATCAATGCACATTCACTGGTCGCCTAGGCGCAGACGTGGAAGTCCGCCGCACTCAAGAGGGAAAGCCGATCGTCAATCTTCGGCTTGCTTGCTCCGACCAATGGCGCGACCGCGAATCCGGTGAGCGCAAAGAGCGCACGGAATGGATACAGATAACAATATTCAGCGAGGGGCTTTGCAAGGTCGCGGAATCCTATCTCAAGAAGGGTTCGAAGATCATGGTGCAAGGCCAGTGGAAAACCCGCAAGTGGGTAGACCAGTCTGGGAACGACCGATATTCGACCGAGTGCGTCTTGCAGGGATACGACGCAAAACTGATCATGCTCGACGGGCCTTCAGGCGACCGTGAGAGCAAGCCAGACCGCAGCGGTGGAGACTATGGCTCTGCAAGTGGTGGAGAGCGTAGGCAGGCAGCACAAGCGCCGCAGTTTTACCGAGACGAAGAGGATTCTATCCCCTTTGCTCCAGAGTGGAGGATTTAAGGATGGGTGTAGATCGTACGGACTATTTGATGTTCGGTGCCGATGTTGGCGCTAGGGCTTTCGATTGGGACAAACATGAAAACGAAGTGAACGGGGCTCCGGGCGCGCGATTTGATGTCGTCTATGATGGCATGTGCGGAATGTACTGCGTAGCGGGGAAAATAATTGCTAGGTCTGACCCATACCAAGGGTTTGAACTGGCCAGAATTGATGAGGCCACACTTGATATAGACAAATCTGAGTTGGCCGCAATCTTAGCGGAGGCGTTCGGTCGCCCTGACATAGGGCCTGAGAGTATCTCGCTGATTCTATTTTCGCACTACAGTTAGGATGCGGAAATGGCCAAGAGTGAAGCCGCCCCAATATACATGCTCAAGAGAAACGGCCACCTTGTACCAGAGATGGGCGTGGACGCGGAATTGCTATCTCGCCTACCCGAGACGGAGCGGATACGGGTAACGCTCAGCACGGGCCGTTCTCCGGTAAAGCTGCGCTGGTATTGGGCGTTCCTCGGTCGCATCGTCAAAGCGACGGAATGCGCGCCGACGCCTGAGTCTTTGCACGACGTGATCAAGCTGCATACCGGGCTCGTGACGCCAGTCATGGTCAAGGGCTTCACTGTCGCGGTTCCGAAGTCGGTCAGTTTCTCGACAATGTCGGAAGAGGAATTCTCCAGTTTCCTCGATACGGCCATCAAGTGGGTGGCGCAAACGTACGGGATTACGCCGGAAGACGTTTTTCCCGAGGATCGCAAGTCCGGTTCCTCGTTACATCAACCGGGCAACCACGGCAGCGGGCGTGATGTCCGCTACCGTGCTCACACAGAGAGGGCTTAGGAATGGATGAAATCCCGCCAGAAGACCTAAAGTTTGAGGCATGGCCAATACAGGGAATTCATCACCGGGGCGGGCAGCACGTTGGAACGAATCCAGGTGTCAGAGCTACCCACATTCCAACCGGAATAATGGCATACGTTGAAACTGAGCGCTCCCAACACATCAACAGAATGATTGCGACCGACATGATTTTGGCCGCGATAACGCACCCTAGATTCAGAGGATGACGTTCATGACCACCGTCACGGTCCGACAACACACCCGCCGCAAGCCAGACAGGCTAGAGAGAGACCCTTTCCGAGATGAGATAAAGGCGAGGAAAGAGGCTCTTGAACGGAGATCCCGCAAGCCCGACGATTGGCCGGCGCCTAAGCGATACACACAGGCGGAAGCGCAGCGGTTTAAGAACTCGTGGCTTACCCGCGTTATGAATGTCTTGGCAGGGAGAGCATGATGGAATGCGAACGGAAGAACAAGTGGTGGCGCGGGTGCCGGTTTGAGGCGCGGTATGATCGCGTGTTTCCTCTTCACGCTAGACACATTCATTCCATTCTGCCGGCGACCTTAGAAGCGTGCAAAGAGTCTCGATATGTCTGCGACGTTTGCATTCGTTGCGGCAAGACAATTGAGCGTGGAAAGCAAGCGTAACGCTTTGGATTATAAGCGGAAACGTGGTAATGTAAAGGCTCACAAGGAGAGCGGAAATTCGATGAACGTCTATGTTGAGATGACATCTTACGCGCCGGCATTTGCATGGCTTCCAACAAAGATGGAATGCGGCAAGTGGATCTGGCTGCGCATGTATCAATCCATCAACGGCGGAAAACGGAAACGTCTGTACGAGGAAGACTGATGGCAGATCGTCGCGAGTTCACGGCCAAGACCCGCAAAGCCGCATTGTTGCGTTCCGGGATGCGATGCGAAGCCGTTGGGGCATGGTACGGCCTCCCCGCTGGCGAACGGTGTCAGAACGATCTCGCTTACGGCGTCCAATACGACCACGTTATCCTAGACGCAAACTCAAAGGATAACAGCCTGGAGAATTGCGCCGCCGTCTGTCCAAAGTGCCATGCATGGAAGACGCAAAACCGCGATACACCGACCGCAGCAAAGACAGTTCGTCAGAAGCTTATGGGGATGAAGACGCGACCGAAACAGCCGATACAGTCGGCAGGTTTCGCGCCGTCAGACAAGCCCAAGAGAGGCGTATGCAAGGATGATATTCCGCCGCTGCCGAGACGGCAATTGTTCGCTAAGGCAGCAATGTGAGACATGGGCGATAATGGCCCGGAAGGAGATGGCAATGATTCTGCAAAATAGCTTCCCAATCTTATTTCAGAATGTCCGAATGGACGAAGTTTTTCGGGTGATACGCCAGCATGGGTCGCCGTCTATCTGCGTCCAGTTGCCTTACGCGATGATCGAAGAACATGAATATCAGGCTATCAAAAACCACAGCCAAAGCATCAAGCGGTTGGCGCAGCGAGGGGGCCTTTCCACGCAAGAGGCTCTGGCGGTGCTGGAAGACCGCCCATGGAAAAACATGGGCTATGGCGAGGCGAACGCCATGCTGCTGCTCAAGGTCGAGCGCTGGGAAGCGTCTCGATCAGCACCAGTCAGCGATGCAGAGCCTGTGGCGTGGCGCTGCAAAGATTTTGCAGATGGATGGATACTCGATCAGAGCGAGTGCAGCGCTAGGGAGTATACCAAGAACACCGGGTGCATGATCCAGCCCCTGTTCACGGTACCTCCTAATCTAGAGGAGGCGGTGAACGCCTTGAGCGATGAACAAGTAAGGAACATTGCCGACAGCAAGGACGTGGCCTCGTGCCGCACCCGTCTTCGGATAGCCCTTGGCCTCACCACCGACACTTGATCTACCGTCTCACAAGACGCCAACAGAGAGGATAGAACGTGACCGAGACCGAAGACGTAATGCAGATGTTTGCCGGAACGCTGGATCAGGTTCTCAACGGCAAGGCACGTCCAAAGAAAAACGGTTTTGTCGTGCTCGTTTTCCCATTTGATGGACCGGAAGGAACGCGGACCAACTACGTTTCCAACTGCGAGCGTAAGGACATCATCGTCGCGATGAAAGAGGTTATTGCGCGCTTTGAAGGCCAGCCGTATCAGACTGGGAGAGCGTGATGCAGATCGGCATGATAGAAGGCGCTACCCGTGTCCTCGGTAAGAGCCAAGGCTACATGGGTCTACCGCTCAAGGATATCATTTACGCGGACGGAACGCCAGCAATGGAAAGCGCATGGTTTCCAACGCCGAAGGAACTTGATGCGCTTATGGCCGGCGCTCCAGTGCTTCTGGAAATTCTCGGCACTGGACATCCGCCCGTATCGCTCAAGGTAGGCAATCCGCCGGAGGATCGCCCATGACTGAGATCGCATCACTACGCGCCAGGATAGAGGAACTGGAAAGGGCTCTGGAGCCGTTCGCCATCGCGGCCAAGACGATTGATACATACCACGATGATCAGACTGGCGGACAAAATCCAATGTCGGATGACGAGAAGGTCGATACCTTAGTGCTCGGGGATTTCATTGACGTCTGCACCATGGGCGATCTCCGCCGCGCCCGTACCGCCCATAAGGGAGGCGACAATGGATGACCACGCATCACCACAACAGACCGCAGAGGAATACGTCGCTGCGCAGAAGGCTAGGTATATTGCCGATGTTCGAGAGACAGCCCCATCTATTGCCGACGTGATGCAACGTGCCGTTGAGCATATGTCCCGCGATGAGATGCAAGCCGAGCTATCCCGTCTCCGCAAGGAGCTGGCGGAAGCAGTCGCGGCCCACAACGCTTGGCGATGGCATCTTCTGGAGGGATTAGTTCTCTTCGCTGCCGACTTTGCCGCCCGTGATGGAAAGCCCATGACCCATAGCGTCATGGCCGGGGACTACCAATACGATGCGACAATCTGGCCTCTAGGCATGGCTCCAGACGAGGTCCGCGAGAATTCGGAGGATGCACGGTGACAGGTTTTATGATAGCATCTAGGAACAGGACCGGAATATAGAGATGGGACAATTCAAATCCGTGACGCGGGACGAATTTGACGCATTCCTAGCAGAGTACCCTAACTCGCTAGTTCGGAACGTCACAACGGTCTGTGAACCGCCCAACGTCAACTACAATGATTTTGAGCGGGCTCCGTACTGGCCTGATAGCGTCGTGGCCAGCCATGACCTATTCACGTCATACGAAGACATGACGCCGGCAAATTATCGCGTGATCACGGACATTGACTTGCCCGTCGATGATGACGGAACTCGCGATACCGACGCGCCGCTTCTTGACCTGAATGGCAGAGAGGTCAAGGAGGGCGACCGCGTTAGGGCTCAGTGGGGTTTCGATACCAACGGCACCATATTCACCGACGAGCACACCGTTCTAATCCGAGACAAGGGCACGAAATACGAGCGATGGTCGTTTGACGACTGTAGCAACCGTCTTCGCGGGTTTGAATTCGAAATCCTCTAGGAACAGGAAGGGGAAGAGAGATGAGCCGAGACATTTACCGGGCAATCATGATCGCCGCTGCGAAAGGTCGTGGGTTGAAGCTAACCGCTGATGAAGCGTTTAACCTTTCGCTTGATGATGCAATCTCGACACGAGCGGTAAACTCAATAACTGAGGAAGACTGGGGCCGGTATCAGGATGGATGGAAATCATTCTGGTATAATCAATCCGCCATGCCGACTATCAACCCGGCAAACCTCGCTGGCTTTTCGCATGATGACCCAGAGAGACTGAAGTCATGACCCGCCTCCGAGCCTATTCCTTCCTTCTTATCCTGGCGGGTTCTATATGCTATGGTGCGGTTGAATTTCTTTGGAGATGAAGATGGAAGAAGCAATCTCGCCAGTCGATTTTATAGACGCCATGATCCGAAGGGAAGTAAAGCGAGCAAGCGAATTCGACCTTTCCGAGCCTATATCAAGCGGCGGCTTTTTCAAGATGGCTTGGGACGGCAATGGCCCGGTTGCGACGAGGATCACGGCGGAAGAAATGTATAAGCCTATTCCTTCGCCTTCCGAGGCTGGCGAGTCTTCTTAGGCTTTCCATCAATCATTAAGGGTAGAGAAGGAACAGGGTTGAGGGCTGCGATCCTCTTATGCTGTGACGCCACACAATCCCCTGCACGCATTGGCCTCGACGCCAATCACGGGCTTTTATGCCCGTCGCGCCACCGCGCGTCTTCCTTGTTGTCGGTGATGCCAGATCAGGCTAAACCATCTTTCCGTCAACCGTCCCAACATATTTGCCAGCGAGTGCCGGACTCGATACCGGCTCCCTTTCACCTCAAAGCCCGTAGTTCCATCAGGGGGATACGGTTCACCGCGTTTCCTTCAACGCCGCCTCACTGACCCAACCTTTATACACCGTACCTCTAAGGAAATCTAGTGCGGTCTAGGAGCGCTTACGAGCCGTCCTATATTTTACATCAGTGGCGAAATGTGCCATAATAAGCGAGCGCCCAAGGCATCTCACCTCCTTGAGGCGCTCTAACCGAAACGATCAAGGAACGATCGAATGGCCAAACTCACGTTTGCACAAGTCAACGAGCTTCTCAAGTACGACCCGAAAACGGGGAAACTATTTTGGATGCCCCGCACTAGGGAAATGTTTGGAAGCGATCAGCTGTGGAAAATGTGGAATAGCCGATTTTCTGGCAAGGAAGCATTTACGTCCGATGACGGCAACGGGTATCGCCAAGGTGCTATTTTAGGGAAGCTTTATCGGGCGCACAGAGTTATCTGGCTGCTTCAATACGGTGAGTGGCCGAAAGATGAGATAGACCACATAAACGGATGCAGGTCCGATAATACCATTATAAATCTTCGCCTCGTGAGCACAGAAGAAAATAGCCGGAATCAGAAGGTGCGGAATACAAACACGTCTGGCTATGTAGGCGTATTCAGGGATAAGCGCGGCAATGACGGGAAATGGTATGCAGCCATCTGCTCGCGCGGGCGCAACATCCACATTGGTGTTTTTGAGACCGTGGATGCCGCAATAGAGGCCAGAAAACTTGCAGAGAAAGAGTTCGGGTTTCACCCAAACCATGGGCGCGCTTAATCGGTCTTCTGCGCCTGTTTCACCCATCGAACGATGAGAGCGCCGGCAAGGAACCATGATGCCGCCCCAGCGACAATAGCGCCAGCCATGACGCGGTTAGGCGTCTCAGGCCACCCGAACCAATCCAGGGCGACAAAGTAGAAAGAATACCCAACGATGCCCGCGAACGCAAAGCGGGCAATGGCATCTCGAATGTTAATGGGACGGATATAGATCAACGGCAGGATGGCTCCGGCCACCGCACCGATGGCGCGGTAGGTATCAGGGTTCTCTCTTTCCATCGTCGTCTCTACCACTTTCGCAGGGACGTGTAGGAATCCTGTTCTGATTGTGCGTGAGCGCTAGCGCGATGTAGAAAATGAGACCGATGAGCCATAGAATTTCCATCGGTCTTTATCCTGTCCATGAGGCCAACGCCCCCTATGACAGCGAGAGCGAGGTAATTTAGACACTCAAGCAGGATGCCAAAATTCTCCTTGCTGAAAGGCGGCGGGAACCCTGTGAGTACCGCTAGCAGTTGTATCACATCTGCCGTTACCATAAAGCCTAAAATTGCACCAAGGCCGTACCACTCCCATTGTTCCTTGTGGAACTCGCGAATGGCAATAAGAACGGCGCCGTCGAGCAATAGACCAACGAGTTGTGATGGCGGCCAATACGCGCCGCCAGGGCTTAGGTGCACATAAAGGACTGATATCACGTAGGATGCACCAAGAAGCAAAACCCAAAGCGGTGCCCTTGGAGTGTTCCACACGATGCCGGCGGCAAGGAAGAACGCCGACAGTTGGGCCACGTGATACCAGCTCATGTTACCGGCCTCCGCTCATGACGGTAATGTAGCCTTCAGGCAGAGCCACGTCGGCGTCATTGGACTTGGCAACCGCCGTGCCTCGTTCGTGCGCCGCGTAAACGTCTTCCTGAAGTTCCCCGATGCGGCCAATGAACCGGGCGAACCGGGCGCGCTCCTTCACGACAAACCCGCCAGCGGCCATGTCTTCGGCGCCGCCATCAAGGTAGATCTGCATCAGTTCCGTGAGCCCCTCGACGGCCTGTTCGAGCGCTGTTTCAATCTTGGCGAATTCGTTGACGCCACGCTGGACGATGGCGATCTTATCTGACTGCGACATGTTGACGATCCTCATGGCTTCCTCCCCATCATGAGACGGCTGGAGGGTAGTCGTTGATGATTTGGGAGTCTACGCCTTGTTGGCCGGAGCGACCCAGACAGACGCGGCGGTGATGAGCGTCGTGGTAAGCGTCTGGACGACGGTGTCCGATGCGAGTTCAGCGGGGAGGCCGAATTTGGTCACGGCGGCACCGAGAAGCGCGCCAATGACGGCGGCGAAGAACTTGCTGTATTTCGACATGGGGAATGCTCCTATCGGGTTGATTGCTGATTACAGTCGTGCGGCCTGGATATGCATCCAGTCGAAGTTTCGGGAGCGCCCAAGAGACAACCACCCCTCGCTTTCCCATGCGACCCAGAAGGGTACTGTATCCGGATGCGCTAGCCGTGCCTTGTCCTTGCCCCATGAAAGTTGATTGCGCTCTGGGTCGAAGTCGATTGCGATGCCCCACGAGTGCATTGAATAGGAATTTCCTCCGCGCATCTTTCGAACGTTGAGGGAGCCTCCAAAGAGATCGATGCCAAGATCCTTGCGTTCTGCGGGAGAATAGGTACCCGCAATCCTGATAAGAACCTTGCTTGCGGAGTCCGCGACTAGTTTGTGGACCGTCATTTTGCGGACGCGAGTAGATTTTGACCATGCCAGCCACATATCAAACGGAACATCGATCTGCGTCTGGTTCTGCCCTACAGGCCCATAGTAGGACATGCACTCCGATTGGCGCGGCCAAATGCGTCTGGATGGCTGAAACGTTTCCTTTTCCGGTTCGGTGTCACGGTCAGGAAGCCCCGTCTTGACTTCATGGGGGATGGCGCTCGATGTAAGCCGCAAAGCCTCTACCGTCGCTTCATCAGCCTTACTGGACTGTTTTAGACCACGGGCAAATTGAAACGCTTTCAAGGCGGACTCTGTCTTATCGCCTATGATGCCATCGATTGGGCCGCACGGAAAACCATGCGCCGTCAGGCGGCTTTGCAGCCACATGTTGAATTCCATAGCGATATCCTCAATTGTCGTGCTTCTTGAGCCACGCGGCGAACACCTCGTCGCGCAAGTGCTCATTCCATTGGGCAGGGGAAATCTGGCCGGTCAAGGGCGGCGGGATGACACTTTTTCCCCGCCGCGCCTCTTTTTTCTCATGGATTTAGGAAGTGATTTCGAGAAATCAGTGCTTATCGACGCAATGAGCCTCGCGTGGTCAATCGACATATTCCCCTTGGATAGAGCGTCCAAGAGGGCGCCTTTAACCGCCGGGGGTACATCAATTTTCATCATCGCTTCACTCTTCCCATAAGGACGACCTTGTTTCCATCCGCAACAGGGTACGCATTCGAGTATGTCACGATGTCGACACGAGCCACGCCAGCGTTGACGCGACCGACGACAGTAACGCCAGTTGTGAAATTGCACCCGACAATGACGGCATCGTTTGATGGGGTAAATGGAAGCGTGGCCCGCAACACTGTCGCCCCGGTTCCGTTGGTTGTAATCGTTATCGAAAGGTTCAAGCTGACAAAATCGTCCTCGTACTTCGCCAGACAATCAAGCGCTCCAACGGTCGTTATGGTGCCGGTAGATGATGTAACCGTAGGGGTAAACGCCCCATCCAGTATATTGGAATATTTGTGACCCCAGATCGTCGCGTCACCGTCACTGGTACAGCGTAGTATGGCCCGGAAATCTCCGTAACTCCTCGGAAGCACGCCTGCCCTAGTTGGGTAATAAATCTGCGTACCGCCATAAAAGTAATATTCGTCTTCATTGCCAGTTTCAACCAACGGAAGCGATGCATTGTAAGAGTGCCCGCTAACATTGATTTCTCCACCGTAGAACGAAAAGGAACCAGATCCATTGGTGCTTGTTGAAAACAAACTCCCCCGCGCATGTGTGTTGTACGTCAAAAAACGGCAATCAAAGAATGTTTCCGATGAAGTGCCTGACGAGATACGGTAATGAGATCGTTCGCAAGCGCCTTCCACAAGAAAGTCAAATGTGCATTCTTCCAGATCAAAGCCGCCAGGAAAGCCAAATTCTATGGCGTCGTCGCCGTAAGCCACGACATAACACGTATCGAAGCTATGTTGCATCATTCTATTTAAATAGATCGCTGGCTGCGTTGCCTTTTTTACCGCCAAACCTCCGGAAGTCCATACACTAAACGCAGAGCTATCAAGCCCGGTAAGTTCAAATGTCGTTGCTGTGGCGTTGGCAACAGTTCCAGAACGACCGCTAATTTGCGTCATTCCTGATATAATGTGCGCGATAATAACCGTGTCTCCATTGACGAATGGATGACTTGCGCATGTTACGACTGCCGGGTTAGCTCTGCTAATCCCTGTTACGGAAGTGCTCGTAGAGACAGGGAGATAACGAAAATCGCAGTTGATATATTTATCGTTGATGAACGAATGGCCACCAGTGACAATAGTTTTGTTGACCGATGTCTGCGGATGACTATCATAGCCCTCGAAAATCGCTACGTAAGCATCGTTACGATAGTTCCAATAGCGGCAATGCAGGTGCGTCGTTGTTTCTTGCGCGTAGGCATAGAACGCCGCAACGGACCAATAGCCAATTGTCGTGACGTTATCAAAAAGGTTATTGTCGCAGAACCCATCACCGGTCGCCGTCCCTCTAGCAATTAGAAATGGCAGTGTCGGTGTATCTGTCGCGTCACCATAGACCAGCACGTTGCGAAACACGTAGCCGCGCGATCCAACCAAATCGATAACAGGCTTGCCCGTCGTATGACCAAGGATGACGCCGTTGCAAACTTCAAGGTTCCACGCCCGCAGACCGGACATGTTGAGGCCATTACCAGTTACCTTGTAGATTCCGCCGTTGAGGTCGATTTTGACGCGGACACGGCTACTGGAGATGAGCGCGCGAACGGCGGTTATCATCGCGTTCAAGTTTGTCGTGTCGTCTGTAGACCCGTCCCCAACGCAGCTATATTTTGCGGGCGTCACTGTAATGTCAGTGATCCGAACGGACGACCCCGCCGCTGTAACGCCGCGAATATGAGACCAGCCAGAGGTGGCGAGGGGAAGTGACGCTTCCGGGCTTGCCGTGCCTGTAAGTGTTACCATATCAAAATTCCTCTACGATAATCATGCCGGGAGCGCCGCGCCCACCAACTCGGTTGGTGCTGTCATTGTCAGATGCAGCGCCGCCACCGCCTGCGCCGTTTCCAGTTGCCGTGGCGCCGTCTGTGCCCGTTCCGTTTACAGGGCCGGCGGGAAGGCATCGCCCAAACGGAGAAGAGCCGCCCGCGACAGAAACCATGAGCAAGGTGCTGCCCTGCCCAGCCTGCCCAGGGGTGTAGTTTGTCTCGTATAGGGTGCCGGTGTTTGACGAATTAGCGACGGGAGCCGTTACGCCGAACTGGCCGCCTGCCTGTAGCCCAGTGCCGCCTTTACCGCCCTTGACCGTGAAACTGTTTGTGCCATCGGTCCATGTCGTATCGTTCCCATCGCAGCCATTTGCTTGTGCACCGGTCGCTGCGGTGCCAGGAGCGCCAACGGTATACGTTGCTGTAGTGAGCCCGGAGCCTCTAGCAAGATAGGTTGTCCACCCCCAATTCCCGCTATTCCCGCCAGATGCAGAGGCGCCCGCATCAGGTGTTTGTCCGTCAACGTTACCCCCGTCACCGCCCGCGCCCATGAGGAAACAACGGTAGTATTTTGCCTTGGTGTTGAACGTGTGGGTCTGTGCCGATGCCGCCGATGTGTAGTAGGTTGTCGTGATCGGACGGGCGCCAAGGCTGTCAATTTGGTATAGATGCTCTCGGTCAAACGTCCTCGTTGTCGCCGTGGGGATATTGCCCGCATCGTCACGCCACTTCTTCGTCGTGTCGGTAGGGTCGCGCCAAGTCCACGTATCGTTGATCGGGTTTGTGCCGTTTACCGCCTTGGCGAGAATGGCAACGGTAGCACGATCTGCGTCATCGATATTGCGAGCCGGTGACGCGCCTGTAATAGCTACACCGCCGATGTCTGTGTTGTCAGCAGGAGTTTCGGAGAAGTCGTTGAGAGTCTCTCTCATAGGTCATTGTCCCCTTTAGGAGGGCTGGAATTTAGAATGTGATTGAGGGTGATTAGACCGCTTCCGGATCTGCCGTTGTGGTTGGCGCGGTTGGGGTCCCTCCGAAGTAGGAAGATATCTTCCCGTCTGGTCCGATGGACTCCACCACGCCGTATTTGTTTTCGTAAGTCGTATATCCGCCAGGCTGCGCTGTTATGGTCGCACCATTACTTGCCGTGGCGTATGTCCCAGGCGAGTAGAGCCCACCATAGAGACCGCCGATGTTGCTAACGCCGCCCGCAATCTGCGTTGTCGGAGCGGAGAAGCTATTGAGCCCACCAAATGGGTTGGTAAGCCCACCTTTGGCAAGTTGACCGCCTAGCAATGCGCCTAGAGCGCCTCCAAGCGGACCTGCCGCTAGAGAACCTATGACGCCTCCGCCGATAGTTCCCTTGTTAATCATACCGTTGAACAACCCTTTGTTTTGGGTCGTTGTCGGCGTAGTGACCGCCTGCGTCTTGGTTGGCGTGGCAACAGTCTGGTTTTGCTGCTGCTCAACAGCGGGAGTGGTGACAGGGCCATCAATGGTTGCGGTCTGGTCAACGACTGATGGCTGGTTAGCGACAGTTATTGATTCTTGCGTTTTAGGCGTCCCGAGCACGTCGAAGCTTGTTGGGAGATTTCCGCTAAGGTCCGTTGGTGGCTGCTGCCCAATGTTGAGCATGCCCGCGTTTGCCATGCTCTGCGCTGCCTGCTGATATCCAGTGGCCTGTTGTTGTGGTGTCGCAGTTTGGCTCATTTGCGCGTCTATGGCTTGCTGTGCCGGCGTGGATGCAGTTTGTACAGGGCTAGCCGCGAATGTATTCAGGCTTGGAATTGACGGCGTCATAGCCTGCGCAAAGTTAGGCGTTGCCATCGCCGGATTTACAGGATTGCTTGCCACTGTCGATGACGGCACGTTTGCAACGGCATTAGCTGCAAATCCCGGCGTAGTGGCAACCAAACCGTTAGCATTGACGTTCGCCGCAGCCTGTCTAGCCGCTTGCGTTTCCATGGCCCTGTTGAACGCAATTTCAGCCGCGCCCTGTACCGCTTGATGATCTGCGGAAAGAATTCCGCTCGTAGGACCACGCTGCGAAGCATAAGCATCCGGAAACCCGCCGATGTTGGCCGGTGACGGGCCTTGATCCATAAACGACTGGGTATTGGTCGCGGGATCTACAATCCCCGCCAGCGGGCTCATACGCGCCATGTCGCTAAGCGACTGAGACGTGCCGATGCGATCGGTCTTAGCGGGAGTAGAAAAACGAGACGATGCGATATCGACCGACTGAGGCGCGGTGTAACTTGTTGTTTCAACCGCAGACGGGACAACCGGGTTATTCGGACCCATCAGGCCGGCGGCAAAACTCGGGTCCATCTGCCCTTGACCAGTCGGGTTGAACAAGGCGCGGCTAATGTCCGCCTGCGATATAGCCTGAGTAGGAGATGTAATAGCCGGAACGTTTGCCGTGGCCTCCATGGAAGTCGGTGCACCAAGCGTAGCAGACGCAGGAACACTCATCATTGGGTTTTCATTCGCCGCAGCAAGCGACGGGATAGCGTTCGGGTCTGCGCTTGCCGTCATGCTGTCAACGGGAGGCGCGGAAGCGATATCAGCCCACGAATTGACAGTCGGGTAATAGGCCGGACCGACACCGTTGATTACGCCCCATTCGCCGGGTTGCTTTTCGGTTGCCGTAGGAAGGTCCGCCATGATGGCAGGCTCTCGCGTCGAAACGGGATTGGCGAGGCCAGAGAATCCGTCCAGAGCTTGCGCCTGGAGCGAGTTAGCAAACGGGTCATCATTCGGCCCATAGGGGACCGGAATCCCTCCACTCGGGATGCCTTCCGCCGTTACCGTTACGTCATCAACGGCTTGCTGCCCCGGCGCCAATCCGTGGTAGTGCACCATATCCCCAAGGCCAAGCTTTACCGCTCCAGCCTCGATCATGGGGTTTACCCATTCAGCAAGATTGCTCGCATCGCTGAAATTGGGGTTGGCATAGGACAACGCGCCGTTGATCTCGGAGTCAGCACCTTGGGCAAGATCCGCAATACGGCCCGCAACCATGCTCTGAAGCGCCTGCGAGGCTTTGGGTGTAGCCTGCACCGATCCGTAAGGGTCTAGGCTTGACGGCCCCGTGATCTTGGAGAACTGCCGGCTCTGGTTGGCAACGCCTGTAATTGTGTTAGGATAGGCGTCCGACGCGGTACGATTGACCATCGTATCAACGACAGCATTCACCATGCGGGAATATTCGGCAGGGTCCGTCTGTTTTAGAGACGCAGGAACCTCGGTATTTACCACCCGGCTGATGTAGTCGATATCTCTTTGGGTCAGATAGACTTCGGCCATTTAACCCTCATGGGATCGCTGATATGTGGTTTTTGATTGTGACTGGCATGGCTCTTGGTCCGGCGGGTATTCCGCAGACAGAGCCGTTTCCGATAACGCAGGAATATTCCGCCGACTTTTCCACCGCCAAAACATGCGGAAAGAAGCCAAACGGAGAAGAGATTTTCGAGGGTGGCAAAGCCGTCTATGGAAAGACCAAAGGCGGCGTTACCGTTTACCTTGACGAGTACGCTAGGCGGTTTGCGCTCGATTATTGCTGGCGGTAATGGATGGAGAACCCATCCCCGCCGCCTGATACCTATACGCTCGTTTTAGAAGTGATCGTAGCCGTTGTGCTGACTTGGTTGTTTTGGCAGCCGCTTTACGATTTCTTCCGCCCTATTGTGCGTTCGCTCTTTGCGCCTCTATGGCAAGGACTGGGGTTATGAGACGCTGGAAAAGTTGGCGCTTTTGATCGGCTGAAATCTTCTGAGCGTCGATTTTCATCAAGTCAGATGTGATCTTTCGAACCGTTGCAGGGTCGGCAGTCAGAAGTTTGCGCTGTACTTGATCAGCCACTTCAGGCGTAAACCCACCAAGCATTTTTAGACGTGAGCCAATCCAACGCATAGTAGCCGACACCACACCGCCCGTTGCAGCATTCTGGACAAAGTCAACGCCGTCTTTCAGTCCGCCAGCATCTGCCATATCGGCTAGCTGCTTTGCGGTCGATGAATTGCCGGTGACAACGTTATAGGTGTTGCGCTTCTGAGCTTCCGCGAACATCGCCTTTCGGAACGCCTTGAATTGCTCATCAGTCGCAAACGCGGCCTTGAGATTTGCAAGTTGATCCCGACTAGAGAAAAACTTGAGTAGCGCGTTATGCGTAAAATTCCCGCCGCCGATTTTGTCGCGAATGGCATCCGCCATCCCTACTCGATACATTTGCTTCTCGGCTTCGCTCATGCCTTCCAATACGCGCTTCGTTGCGTCCGGAGATTGCTTAAGTGCTATCCTGCCGGCTTCTAGGGCTTCGTCCATTCCAGCTTGACTTGACCAGATAGACCTAGCCGCCTTGTAGGCGGGGTTTGCCGCATCAATCTCGGAAAGCATGGTGTTTTTCAGATCGGTGATAATCCGAGCTTGATTGTTGTTTTGCCCAAAGGTTCCAGCTTTTTCAGCCTGGATAACGTCATCAAATCCTCGCTTGATGTAATCCCAACCGCGCGCATCCGGGACACGCTTGATTGTCCCGGTCGTGTCATCCACCATATTGATGAAAAACTGCTGAAACGGCTTTTGCTCATTGGCCGCAAGCGTCTCGGCTTGAGCAAGTGCGCGCTTTCCCGCTGGCGTTTCAAGGATGCTTTCGAGTGTCTCGCTGTAAGGAACAGGAGTTTTATACGCTTGTTCATACAGTGGCTTTGCAAGCTGCTTTGCATCTGCGGCGATCTGGTCTTTTGCAGTCAGATAGCCATCAGGGTCAGCGAGCGTCTTTCGAACAGCCGAGAGAATTCGATCTCCTTGCTGCATCTGCCGAATGTTCAGCCTAGCCTTGATTTTGCTCTGCGCACTTCCGGGAACGTTCGCAGCCGTCTTAAGCAGGTTCTTTGTGCTGTCTCCCGAAACATCCGCAAGGTTCATGCCTGGATTGCGGGCCATTTCATCGGCGGCTTGCGTGGGCGTCTTGAGATCGTTGGCCAGTCGTTCGGCAATCTTCTGGTTGGCAAACTGCTCAGGTCGCCAATATCCCTTGATTGCGTCCGTTACGGGCTTCGTCACAGCCTTAACGCCAGCCGCGATGAGTGGCACAGCGCCACCAATAGCCGCGCCAGTGAGGGCGCCTGTCGTGGCTTGCTCTGCCCTATCTTTCAGGTCTTCGCCGCTACCAGCCCCGTATAGGCCGGAATAGAGCGCTCCTGCCTTAGCACCCTGAGCGACCTTGGCACCAAGCGTTGCTTCCGCCGGCAACGTGGCCATAAAAGGAGCGTTTACCTTCGTCAGTGCGCCAGCGCCAAGAAGTCCGCCCGTGACACGACCCGCAAGCATGGATTTGGGGTCAACGTCTTCGCGCTGCGTCTGGAATGCTCGTTCACGCCTCAATGCGCTTTGCATCTGCTCGTCTGGAGCGACAACCTGCCGAGCCTGATTGATCACGTTCATTACGGGGTTGAGATTTGAGATAGTCTCAGCCGCGCGGGAGATGGACGAATAATTGTCGAGCTTGAGCGGGTTATAACGATCACCGAGGGCCGCAGCCTCATCAGCCATGCCGAATAAAATCGTATCGGCAGCGCCGCGCATGAAACTATCGACAGGATTCCCGCCCTTGAAGAAATTGTTGGACGTTGCCGCCAAGTCTTCGCGCATGGCCTTAGACTGGGCGCTTTCCTGTGGAGGTGCATCACTGATTACGGCGTCAGCCTCCCACGGCTGTTTAGCCGCAGGCGTAACCACCGCATCCGTTTCCCATGGCTGTGCCATTACTGACCGCCTTTCACTCTCATAGTGCCATCAGGGGCGATGTATTGCCCACCGGGCGGGACTTGATCGTATCCCTCGCCATTCGGACCAATCTTGACTGCGTCTGCTGGTGCGTCTGTTGGCTGGTCTTTCGGTTTGTAGTAGGTGTTACCGCGAAGAGATTCCGCTCGTTCGCGATTGAATTCAAGACGACGCTCAGCCATTTCGATAGCACGCTCAAGGATTTTATCACGAACACCCGGCTGGAGGTTCGATGAACCTTGAAGGTCAAGCAAAATCTTTCGCTCCCCTTCAGTCGGCGCCCCACCAAAAATGGCCTTGAGTTGCGTAAGCGCTTGCCCAACCACGGCGTTGTCAAAGTTCTGCGTAGCCTCGGAACTTTCCGGTGATGAAACCGCGTCTGGGACCATCCAGTCAGGGAGATTGTTGCCGATCGTTGCCCGCGTTCCTGATAGCCAGCCGGCGTTCGATTTACCGGAAAGGTCTTTTGCCTGTTTCAGGGCGGTAATCGCGGACTCGTTGACCGCGACCATGTCGTCCGCCTCCAGAATTGCCTTCTTGTCAACTGCGGTCAGAACCTGCGCATCTTCTCTCGGCATTTTCCCCGTCAAAACGAAAGACTGATAACGCGGGTCATCCGGCTTAATGCCAAGTTTGAGAGCTTGAGCCTCGCGATTGGCGTAATCGTCCTGCCCTCCGTTCTTTCGGTAGTTCTCCAGAATGGCCTTCTGATATTCTTGCGTCCCTGGCTGTAGTCCGGCAGCCTGCAAATCTCGCTGGATCGACGTTGGGTCAACAGGCTTATCGTATTTCCCAAGCGGCTTAAACGTCCCGCTTGTTTCATCGGCAAAGCCATATGTGCCGTCTTCAAGCTTCTGGAAACTCATTTTAGGCTGCTGCGCTTTCTGCGTTGATGTCTTCCTCTCAAATGACATCTTCACCGCGTCTTGAGGCGTCATAGCGCCGGCCTGAACTGCTTGCGCCAAGTCCTGGTCATTAGCCTGAAGCATCTGCAACGTGCTCTGCTTCATCGCCTCGGTCTGCTTGTTCTGAGCCTGTTGAGCCATATATGGCGCTACGGCTGGTCCAATGCTGCCAAGCTGCTGCTGAACGTTCTGACCACCAAGAAGCGATGAGCCGACAAGCAGGCTCAACTGGTCTTGTTCAGGCGTGCTTCCCCAAAGGATACCCATTATCGACCCCCGTAATAAGGATAACCCGGCTGCGTCACAACTACGGTCGGGTCACCCGCCTGATTGCCGTTGCCGTTACCATTCCTACGCATGAGGCTCTCATAAGGGAACGATGCAGCATTTCGGAACGGAGCGTAGATCGCGCTCAAGTTTTTGTTCCATTGCTGACCACCACCGCCAAATGCAGAACTCAACTGACCAGCGATGGCGCCGCGCTGTCCCGGCATAAACGGGCTCATCATCGCGCCACGGAAGCCGCCTTGATGCTTCTTCCCCCCATCCTTTTTCTTGTCTCTGTCGGCTGGAATCATGCCAGTGTCATCAGGGTGATAAGCGTTCATATCGTCACCGCCTTACATAAATAGACCGCTGAGGCCGTTCGCAAGCGACACGCCACCGGCAAGCTGGAGAAGCGGGCTTGCGCCTGGGGCTTCTGTCGTGGTTGTGTTGTAACTCCCGGTTCCGCTGCCAACCGCAAGTAGCTTCGAAAGCTGTTCCCATGGAAGGTTTTGGACCCTGTTGCGGTCATCGATCTGGCGGCGATAGAGGTCCTCATAGGAAGACCCAACGGCAAGCTTTGTCTGTGCCGGCGCCTGCATCCCCTGATAAGCGGTTCCGAGATTGTTAATCCCGGCCTGACCAAGATTTCCGAGAGCGCCCGTAGCGTTGTCCTTGCGACCAAGGAACGTATTGAAGTCCGCGCTGCGCATCTGGTTGGAAATGTCACCCAATGACCGGCCAAGCTGTCCTTGATGAACCGCAGAACCATAACGACCCGCTGCCGATGCACTGCGATTTACACCGCCTTCCGCATCCCTAAGCGTTGCATCAAGGACGCCCTGAAACCCCGGATTTGCGTTTGGGTTGTATTCCGCTGTTGCCGTCTGCTGATACTGATCAAGTGCAGACTTCATCGAGTCATTGAACCCGCCCTGATTGATGACATCTTGGTATTGAGACTGGAGCCCTCTACCGCTGTTTATGTTCTTATTGGCAATCTTGTTCAGGTTGGAATTGGCGCCTTCCGTATATCTCGACATTGGGACAACGTTAGAGCCCGTGTTGGCGCCATAGCCGTTTTGGAACGCTTTCATGCCGCCCCTGATAGCCGTATTAATTAGCGGCTTTAGCGGGCCGTACGGCTCTGCCGTGTTCGTGGTTGTCTGCGTTCCACCGCTCATCTAAATCTCCATAACCATGCGAACGCCTGCAATGCGCGCTTTTGGCTGTGATCTCTCCCAGCCTTTACGACCTTGCCATGCGATGCGGGAAGCGCCACCAAATTTAGCCAGCGACACACCTAGTTTTTCCATTTCATCGCGCCAGTCTCTCATTCGAGATCCGGCCATGATTAAAATGTTGAACACCGTTCCACGGGTCCACTTTTCAAAGACGCTGATAGAAAATCCAACAACGCTGTCTTCATTCGTTGCCACGATGAGAAACGCAGTTCCCGCTCTGCATCTCGCGTAAATATCGGCAGGGTCGCAGTCCGTGTCCTGCTCTTCCGCGCACTGAATTATTCGCTCGTAGACAAGCGGCCAAATGGCATCAATATCGGCTTGAGCGACAAGATGCACATTCATTGAGAATTGGCACCGCGATTGGAGTTGCCCTCAATAACGACTGCCGTAACAGACAGATGATTAGCTGTCCCGGCTTGGCATTTCAGCGAATAGCCCTGTCTGAGAGGGATATGCAAATCCCTGATTTGAAGCACGTCATTTGCGGAAACTGACGTTCCATTGATGATATTGAAATTGTTCGTCCCGTCAGACCACCAAACTGTAATTGCTGTCCCTGTGCCGTCACATGATACAAGAATGCTATCGAGTGTTATCTTTTGCCCCGCCGCAACAGCCGGGACAATTGTTGTTGAGCTTGTGCTGCTAAGGTTTTTCCCGATTGCAATCCTTGTGCCATCAGTTGATGCGAAGATCATGATTTGCCAGTCCCAAACGTGTCAATCTCAAGCCCGTTAACAATGGTCCACGTCTCGCCTTCATCTATATCGAGCCGCAGCTTATGCGTCCGCCCATCAGCAAGAATTCCAAGGCTTTTGGTGCGTGACGTTGGACGAACCGCAGATCGTGTCCGCGTTGGCCCACCAGCATACTCAGTCGTTGTTACTGTCGCGGCATGATTGACAGCATCCCCGAGAAGGCGCCCGCCGTTGATCGTGACGTTACGTCCTCCCCCGAGCAACAATTCATTCGTTGCCAATACCGCAGCCATGGGCTGCCCATTGAGGAACGCAAAATACCCGTCTGACGTAATGCCGCCCAACTCAGCAGACCCGCCATCAAGACTGGAACTGTCAAAGGTTATGTCCATGGCATCGATGCTGTCATACAGATCGCTTAGACCATCGATCGTTACAGCTGGCGTAGCCGCGCGGAGCATCTCGACAAGGTCCATATCGGACGGCGGAACCCATTTATCCAACTGCCATTGATACCCGAGGCACTTATAAGCGCCTAAAGCGTCCTGATAGCGAAACCACACCGTGTTATTGCGGTAGTCCGCCGCCGAAGTCATCGCAAGCCTTGACCCTTCGGTTGTCTGCGTTCTAAACCACCTATTTACCCGCTCCGCTCCGATAGGCGACATAGCCGCGCCACGATAGAACCCATCTGCGGCATAGAAGACAAAGTCATCCTGGCCAACCGAACAAATCGCAGCGGGAGCAATAGCGCCTCTGAATTTTGTAAGCGGGCTAAACGTGAATACAAACTCTGACGTAAGCGCAAAACTCATCTGGTAGATAGTATCGCGGCAAAAAATCACGGCCCCGTAAGACGTTGACACAATGCCGCTTATGCCGTTCCCCTCTGGGAAATACTGCCTGTCAGACCCCTGTAGGCCGGCGTCATTGCTGGTCGGGTCGTTGAGCGCCGACCACTGGATGGCAGAAGGATCATCAGTTAACCGAGCCCGAACTAGAAAGTCTCCAACCGTTTTCAAATATGCAGAAATTGGAGCCGTTGAATTGTCAGCGAAAACAGTCCCAACCTCAACATCTATGACTTGCTCAGGATCGACGCCATTTTGTGCGTAAACCTTGCTTCCAAACTGCTCGAATGACACGCGGCCATTGACTGCATAAGGAGCAGAAGGCCCGGATACATCCGTGAACGTCTTTTCCGTGAAGTCGTATTCGTATATCTTCGTCGCCGTGGCGAAGAACGCTCGCGATGAGCCGTCATCAGTGCGGGCGAAGAACGAGCCTACGCATGTTTCAGGTAGCGTTACCTCTCCAGTCAACGGGTCTCCATCCGGGCCGGTAACAATGAAATCACCCGTCACTTCGTCAGAAAGCGGGTTGCCGAATTCGTCCGTGAGAAATCCGAGCAAAGGCGTTGCCGGATTTGGAGACGATAGCGGCGCCCATCCATCGGAGACAGGGACAACATTCCGCATCTCAGGCGAAGCGCCTTCGTTAAGCCTATTCTTGTCAGGTTCAAATGCGGGGAATATTACCGTTGCCATCAGAATTCCGTAGGCGTGACGTAGCCAGTCCCAACGCGGGACGCAGTCTCCCCGAGAAGCCTGGATAGTTCCATGGCCTCAATCGGGGCGTGAAGTCCAGCCACTTCCGGAGCTTTGAGGCGGCGTTGCGAAATCTGGACGCAGGCACGGGCGCGGATAAGCTCAAAGGCTTCCGTAATCCAAACGTTGGAAGAATCCGCATCGTCTGTCGGCGCGTCCTTCATGATTTGGCCGATCATGCGAACCGTGTAAGCCGCGTCTGGAATGGGGTATAGGCCAATTGAGCGGTTAAAATATGCCCAAAACCTTGGCTTTCCCGTACCGTTGCCGCTTGCGGTCAAAACCTCCCAATCAAGCGGCGTGAATTGCTCAAGTTCGACAGGTTCCGTGCCGTCCATAAGGATGATCTGGTCAAACTCTATAAACTTCGGAATTGAGGCGTTGTCATCGCTCGTATAGAGTTTCTGGCTTGCCACTGTCGAGAACGTCTCGTCCCTCGTCTCGTTAAAATAGAACCGCGTGTTCTGGTAATGCCGTATTGCGGAGTTGATGGCTTTCGCAATCATCGTTCCGTACGGCTCATCTGTCAGGTTCTTGTCCAGATCATCCGCGATTTCCTGCTTTAGGTCGCTAAGTGTGCTCATTTCGACCCTCCGCAAGATTTCTCATGAAAATGCAAGCCGCGCCCGACCTTCTTGCCGCAATGTTTGCAGCAGCCCTTTTCGATGACCGTGGCGCGATTTTGTGGTTTTGGCTCCGGGGGAAGGAGTTCTTCCGCCCCCCAGAGAAACATCATGATGGGGTCCATTACGACGGAAGCAGCGGCAAGGTGTACCATTGCGTAGCGGTCTTGGCGATGAAAATGGCCGGGATTGCGCCCGAGGCCAAAGAGATCGCGCCGTTGGAACCAATCGCGTTGATCGTTGCCGCCGCATCTGGCCACACCTTGAGAACGCCCGCAGTCGTGCCCTTGATGATAACGACAGCACCGGGCGAGGGAGTGGCGGGAAGCTTGACGCCAAGCGTGCCGTTTGCTCCCGTGACGACGGTAAAGCCCTCGGAAAGCTGTGCCGCGTCGGACACGGTGGAACCCGCTGCGGCAACGTCGGTATTGATCGGAATGCGGAACATCGATGCGAACGTTTTAACGCCCGTCACCGTCTGACGCCTGGTCGGTCAGGTAGGTAGACGTAGCCCCGTCAACCTCAAGCTCCTTGACAACCATCCGCATGCGCTGGTTAGCGCGGTTTACACCGTCAACCATGTGGTTTTCTCCTTTGTTGGAAGGAGGCGGGAATTACCCCGCCTCACATGGGTTAGGGTGCCGGCGATACGACGTATTCGAGCATTACCGTCGCTTCGCCTGTGGTTCCGTCGCCGGTTCCAGCCGTGGTGAAGTTGCAGGTAACGGTACGCGCCGACGCGCTGTAACGGTTGGCATCGGCCAAGTCGTCAAATGCGGTAAGCACGTCACCCGTGTTCATGTCCACTGCGGACGCAAACAGGTCGTCGTCAGAGCCCGAAACGCCAACGTCGAGGTCATCGCCAGTGGTGTCATTGAACCCGGTCTTGATCCACGTGCTGCCACGAAGGACAATCGCGCGGGGCGGAAGCACGCCAATGGTGACGACATTGCTTAGGCCGAGATCCGAATAGGTTACGGTCGCGGCGAGAAAATGCGTCTGGTTGGTGTGGTACTTCTGGCCGGAAGAACCGGCAGTGTTAGTAGCCATGTCCTAGCCCTCCTTACGAAGTGTGCGCGGCGGCATAGGAAGACACGACAACAGTACCGAAGTCCTGGCTGTCGAAAACGGTCTTCTTCATACCGAAGATGGAAAGGACCGAAACTTCGAGCTGACGCTTATGGTCAATCAACTCTTCATTCCAGTTGTAATTGGTTGCGCCGTTGTTCTTGCCGAACGAAATAGCGCAAGCCTGAGCCCCGAGGAGAACAGCACGGCGAACCGTGGTTATAGCCGCTCCAGAAGTGGAATTCACGCCCTGAGAGACGTGGTTTGCCTTCTTGAGGATGACGCCGTTATATTCACCAAGTCTAATGTTCAGAACGGCTCGCTACTTCCGTTCCCGCCCTTTCGGGCCGCTGCATGTCACCATGCAGAGCAGACTATATCATCACCTGCAAACGATGGCTTGCAGGGCTCCGCGCTTCGAGCCGCTTGGCTCTACGTCCTTTCGGACTAGTCGTTGAACCTTCAGGGAAACATGAGGGCAAATGCCACCGTTCCTAGCCTTACCAAAATTGCAATTCATGCAAAGAATTTGGTAGCCTTCGGGGAATCCGTTCTTATCAAGCCACTTATACATGTTGCGCCTGTCCACCTGTCTTCGGTGTTCAGCCCCATCATTATTAACGTGGTCAATGGATAGAAACGCCTCTTCGGTTTCTCCGCAGCATGCGCAAATGAACCCACCGTATGCCTCGTATACACGACGCTTTCGGTCTGCGTTTACCTTGCGTTGCGCTGCCAGTGCCCATTCCCGGTTATTAGCTCGCCACTCTGCTGTACGCTTTGCGGCTAGCCCTGGGTTGCGCTCTTGGTAACGCTTCATTGCTGCTTTGACGCGATCAGGATTGGCTAGTTGCCATGTCCTATTCGCGGCCTTTACCTTTTCAGCATTCCGAGCTTTCCAATCTGCTCGGGCTGCCTTTCTGCATTCATTGCAAGGCTGCGTTAGCCGTTCTAGGCGTTTGCTAAACCAGAAATCGGTTTCCGGCTTTTCTTCCTTGCACCTTGTGCAGATTTTCATGTTCCCCCGCTTGGCTGCTGATTGTCTCGATAACCCGATTATAACATATCGGGGCGAGAGGTTCCAGCAATTCACGGAGTTTTTATTGTAGGAAATCGCTTCCCTAGGACGCCCTCAGTAGTGGTTAAGCGTCCGTGTAGATCGGGTTTTTGGAATCCGACCCGCCAGAAAGCGCTGCCTTCTGGATATCAAGCCACTGACCCGTGCCAGCATCGGTGCGAAGGTCCGTTACCTGGTACGGGTGGAGATACATCACGTACTTGCCGCCCGAAATATCGCGGCCTCCGTCTACGCCCATGACATTGACGGGACGCAGCGGAGAGTCTGCCGATTCCGCCATTTCGCGGGCATAGTCCACATACTTGAGCTGGAACGTATCGCCGGAATCAAGTTGTTCGTCAGTGGTCGAGCCGGTTTCGGCAACGATCTTGCGCGTCGGCGCGGTAATCGAGTTGTTGCCGTTGAACTTGGCGCGGGTTTCCGGGGTATAGCCGCAAACGTGATTGAAGAAGGTCTTGGAAAGACGTTCCTTCCACCACGTAGACAGTCCATTCTTCGCAGCCTTGCGGAGATCGGGGCGAACGCGCTGTGCGTCGATCGAGCGTCCCGCGTTGGGAACCTTCACGACGTGACCGAGTTCGTTGATGTAGATCGCATCGGTGTAGAGCGAGAGGCTTTCGCCGCTGCCTTCCGCCGGTTCGCCTTCGGTAAAACCTTCTCCGGTAAGTTTCTTCATCAGATTGAAGGTGACACGGTCACCGGAATCCTTCGAAGTCTCTTCCTTGAGATGAATGATTGCATTGGAGTCGGTGCCAATGAGTGCGGCGATATCGGATCGATAGACTACATCGAACTCAAGCGCTCGCGCCCAATGCTTCACCGCCATGGCGTCGTTGACGCCAAAGGTCGTATCAGCCATTGTCTTGTCCTTCCAGACAGATCAAAATGTTGGGTTGTGAGTGATCGCCAAAGCTGTGACGCCGCTAGGCAGGCGAAGCAGGCCCCTTTAAAGCCGGGGTGCGCGGGCTGCGCTTGGATAACGGGCCAAGCCCCGAAGCAGGTCAGTTTTAGGCCATGATGCGCGGGCCAGCGGAGAATTCACGACGTGATGGCGAAAGGGCTAATCGCCCCCACGCTTAAAATCCTCCGAATGCTTCCTCCAACTGCTTCTTGCCGGCTGCGGTCTTGAGCAGTTCTCGGTATTCCTTGTCGGACATATTTGCCAGCGCCTTGGCATCAAGAACCTTGGGAGGTTCCGCACCCGTAACGCCGGATAGGCTCATGTGGCGCTGTTGCTGTTCGGCGCGCTGCTGAATTGTCGGCTGTTGCACCTGTGCCTGTGCCGGTGGCGCTACGACGTTCTGCGCTGCCTGTGCGGCTTGCTGCTGTGCCTGCGGACCAGCCCATCCCCAAAACCTGGCATGCCGGCGAATGTGTTCCGCTGCCGCCTTCGGGTCTTGCGGCATTTCCTTGGCGTATTGCGTCAAGGTGCCGTTGAACATCTGCTTGAAGCGCTCAAAATATTCAGGACCCGAAATCCCCGCCTGCGTCAAGCGGTTGTGGATCTCGCCTTTCACCGCTTCCGTGGCAAAGGCGAAGGCATCGTCAACGTCCGGCTCCTGCTGTCGGGACTGAGCCAAAACCCAATCGGCACGGTCAAGAACGGCCTGATGCTCGCGTTCGGCCTGCGTCTGCTGCCGGCTCTGGTTGTCGCGTTCCTCGAATTCCTTGAGCCTGTCATGAGCGGCTTTCAACTGCCACTGCATATGCTCCCACGGCTCAGCCTCGGGGTCTGGGATCTTTGGTTCTTCGACCTTCGGAGCATTCTGCTTTGTAATCGCCTCGTTGAGCATCTTGATACGCTCATCAAGACGGACCTGTTCGGCGCGCGTGCGGGCGATTTCCTCGTCTCGCCTGCGAAGTTCGGCGCGAGCCTCCTGCAAAGCCCGTACGTCAACCATCTTTGGCTCAGATTCAGCCGATGGCGCGGTTTCTGCGGTTGTCTGGCCTTCCGGCGCGGCAACAGCCGGTGCGCCTTCCTGTGGCGCCTCCGTAACCGTATCTTCCTGATAGACTTCCTCCGATACCGCAGCGTCACCGTTCAATGCGGCGAATTCTTCGTCCGACATATCGCCGCCGACGAAGTCTCGTTCACTTTTCCTGCTCATGTTACATCAGCCCTTGTTCAGTTAGCCCTTGTTGTAGCCCTTGACCCATCCCCTCAGCAAAACTGTAGCCGGAGAGATCCTTTTCCATCTGGAACTTGCCGCCCTTAACCTCTGCTTCCGTCGCGGTCTTTTGCGCTGTCGCCTGGTTCTTTGCAGTCTCAGATTGGATTTTCTCGATTTCCGCGCCCTGCTTCTGTTCAACCATGGCGACGGTTTTCTGTTGCTGCTCCTGCTGACCTTGCTGCAATTCCTCAGCCTGCTTTTTCAGCTTATCGACAATTGTCGAAGGAAGCGGCGAGTATTCAAGCATGGTCATCATCATCTCAGGAGGCATGATCGCGCCGAATGCCGGGAGAAGCTGCATCATCACAGCCCAAGCCGCTTCCTTCATGTTCGGAGAAGTCGGCGCGTCATCCACGATAATGTCGTATTCGCTAGACGCCTGCTTGATCAGCGGAACATACTGCTCATTCTCCGGGCCGGCGATCTTGATCAACCGCCCATCCGATAGATCGTTCTGGATATAGTAGAGCATCACTGGCCGCAGGGATCGCAATACCAATACATGGTATGGCCTTGTCCGATCGATGAAAGATCCGCAGCGCTGGGCAAACAAGTGGCTTAGCCAGACGATGCACATCATGAACGCCAACGCCAAGGGCGGCCTGATGGCGGAGAAGGGCGCGTTTGACGACCAGCGCAAGGCAGAGGCGGAGTGGGCCTCTCCAGACGCTATTACATGGTTGAATGACGGCGCCATAAACCAGAACAAGATCAAGGAAAAGCCGCAAGCGCAATTCCCCGCTGGGTTTATGCAGCTAACGCAGTTTGCAATCTCGTCCATTCGGGATTCGTCGGGTGTTTCGGTCGAAATGCTTGGTCTGAGAGAAGCCGGACAGGCGGAAAGAAGAG